AAATGTGGCATTACCTGAATTTAATTGTAGTGTCCCACTACTACTTGCATCTCCAATTTTAGTAATGTTTGAACTATCGAATGTAATTATTGCCTTTTCAGCTCCACTTGTATTTAAAAAGTTAATGCTTTTATTATTTGCAAAAATTGCAGTATTGGCAAATGTAACTGATGTAGAATTTATGGTTAATCTATCTGCTCCAGCTGTCTGTAATTTCAATACTCCTGTGTTAGACTCTGCGTTAATAGCGTGTGTATCACCAGCATTAGTTGTTGTGGATGCCGTCATTAATAAATGTCTTAAATCTGATTGGTCATTACCATTTCCACCAGCCTCAAAGTATGTACCAGTATCTCCACCTAGCTCGATTTCGAGGCTAGATTGAGGAGACGCAGTTCCTATACCAAATGAGCCTCCAGTAAAATAAGAGTCTCCATTTGTATTAATTAAAACTTTTGTAACATTACCATCTGCAAACCATTTTTGTGTCGCATCTCCATTTGTTCCTTGCAAAAAACTTAATGTATTGCCATCGTTTGCCTGTACTTTAAAAACATTAGCATCTACACCTTTAACATTTAAACTCCATCCACCTGCAGAAGTATTAACACCAACACCTGAGTTAGTAGTATCTACAACAAACACATCTCCACCATCACTATTCTTGCGGACTAACAAAGCTTCTGTGTTGGTTACATCAATTACTTGTGTACCTTGAATTATCTCATCAAAAGATAGTGAACCACCGCCATCTACCTGGAGGTCACCATTAATTACCAATGATCCTGTGATGGTTCCACCAGATGATATTTGTGCCGATGTGTTACTAATTAAATTTTTAAACGATGCCATAATATACTCCTATGCTAAAACGATGCGGACTGTGGACGTTGCACCTTTGCCAAGTAGGTGTAAATAAACAGTGCTGCCAATACCATGAGGAATATTTAATTCATAAATGGTATCTCCGCCTGCTAGATATAGGCTATTTGAAGCACTTATTATATCACTTGCAGATGAACTAAAGCCGTAATAAATATCTCCATTAGGCTGTAATATAACACTATGAACAGCACTTACGTTTAAATTATATTCTGTTCCTGTGGTTACGCTTTGTGCAGTCTGCACAGAGTGATTTGCAGAACTTGAGATGTTCAGTGATTCAACAACTGAATGTTTTGAAAGATCAGCCATCTTGTTTCTCCTTTATGAATGCCTTACCGAGCGTGACTACTCTCATGGGCATTTCGGTTATTTATTCTACAATACCTTGCGCTCTTAAACTAGAGTCAGATATTGTTTTACTATGTATGATCGGACTTGCAATCAATTTACGAAACTTAAAAGATCCGCACTTTGGACAACGTATTTTATCATCTTTTGACCATAGTTGTTCCCATTTATAGTTACAACGATGACATAAAAAATCGTTTGTCTTCATTTCTTCTTCTTTTTTAATATAGATTTTTTCTTTGGTTTCTTTACTTCGCCATTCTCATTACAAGGCTCACAACCATCTTTAATATATGAATCAATTTGTTTTTTACTTATACTATCTAATTTTCCAAATACTGATCCATCTTTTCTTTTAAAATACAACATAATTATTCCTTTTATACTGGGCAGGTCTAAAAGAAGACCTGCCCATTTAACCTTACGGATTGTTGAAGTTAACAACTCCAAGTGAAGTGCTAGAAGCACCATGTGATAAGGATGCGCCAAATAAAATATCGGCAACAACGCTTGTCGCTAAGTGATCAATGTCATATGCTGACTGTACACGAGGTGCAATCTGCATAGCCATGTACACTGATTCCTTCTTGAAGATAGTTGCTGTTTCATCACCACTTCCGCCATCATCATCCCAATCTGTACTGATAAAAGTTGGCATTCCATAAATCATGCCTACTCCGCCAGATACGTTAGGATTCTGATCATCACCTCTACGAGATGAATCAAAGAAGTCCTGTAAGCCTAATATTCCCATGTATGTAGCAGGAGAAGCATATAAATATGTTTCACCATCTGCATAATCAAAACCTGCATCAAGCAGTTTTTGTAAACCACTACGTAATAACGCAGAAGTCATGGTATTATCAGTTGACAAACTTACATCATTTCCAGTTGCAGATTGAAGTACGTCTACTGCGAGGTAGCTTTCTACTTTCTTTGCAAGCGCATAACCCATAGACTGAGCATATGCACCAAATAGGTTTGCTGACTCCTGAACGCGGACTATATCATCGATCCGTTTCGCTTCATAATGATGTTGATCAACACTAATAGTGACTTCACCATCTGTGTTGTTTGTGTATGTTACCGCACTTCCTGCGGATTTTGCAGCAGCACTTTCCTCTGTTACCTTTGGGATATGTAAAGTATCACCAGATGGTAATTCAGAAGAAAAATCCATCACTTGGTTACGCAGTTCAAACTTACGTTCTGCGTAGTCTAGTATAGCATCTCGCCATAATTCAGGGATGAATTTTGCTGCCGTGGTTACTGTTACGTTTCCATCAGCCATTATTTCTTTCCTTTAGCTTTTGCGTTTATAGGATTCCAATATATTACTCCAATTCATACGCCGATCTGAATCTTTAATCTTGCTCAATTGAACATTATTATCATTCATAGGCGCAGATGGAGCATTGGACACCGCAACGCGTTGAGTTTTTAATTTACTTACAACAGCACGAAGCGCATTTAATGGTAATGAACCAAATGTTTCATGCTCGTCCTCTGGTATCTCACTAAGAAGATCTGCGCGTAGATCAGCTTCCTGTTCTTGGGCAGCAGTCACAATAGGTTCGAGTTCAGCAAGCTTTGCAGCACGCTCCTCGGCAAGAGACTTCCATTGCTCCTGTTCTTCTAATTGTGAAATACGTGTTTCCTCGACTTCTTTGCGAATTTTAGCAAGCTCTTGCTCGGCAACTTGTGCGCGACCACGATATTTCTTACTTTCCGCTATCAGATTCCCAACTTCGAGTTGTTGAGTCTGCTCTGTTTGTTGTTGTTCTGGTACTACAGGATCAACTGTAGCTTCAGGCACTGGCTGTGCAACTATTGTTTGTTCTTCGGACATCCTGTCCTCCTATATGTTTACTTTAACGTGTGTCTTGCTCATACGTGATAGGTTCTTGCCAATAATATTGGCGAAGTCTTTGACGATGCCTTCTTCTACTTCATCGCCTAATTCTTGATTTTCTGCAATGGAACGTGGAGGCATTCCACCTTCACCTTCATTGTGATTAAATAACTTTGTTCCTTGCTTATTTTTTTTAATACCATATAAAAATTGTATTTCTTGATTCTTTTTTACTAAAGTGCGTTGCACTCGAAATGCTTTTAACATTTTGCCAGTATCTTTTAACGTAACAGGTTGTGTTTTACCATCTTTTTTACGATTTGCGTAGCTCTCAGAATAACCGTCAAATGGACTATTATCAAATCCTTTACCACTAGCAATTTGACTTTTATGGTTGTCAACCGCATTCTTTGCCATTTCTTTGACATCTGAATTACGAAACTTTAATATGTCTGGTAAATTAAACATTAATAGGATACCAGTAATGCCTGCAACGGACTCCACCGCCATGTTCAAAACCATCTGATTTTTCTGCTCTAATCTCATCTATTGTTAATGGATCATTAGCTAAAAATGTTCTGCATACAGGACGATTCTTCTCATCGTCTGGTCCGACATACTCGTATAATGTATCTTTTGGTAAGTCCATCGCCATAACCGACACTACAGATCTTCTATAATCACCAAGCATAGTACCAATTACGTTTTCTACGCGTGGCACATTGGTTTTAATAGATGCTCGTATTGAATCTTTCAAAACATTACCTCGTAATCCACCAGAAAGTCCTGAAACCATTGCATTTTGCATTGTATTTGCTACGGAACGTGTCACGCCTTCAATGCCTTGTCTTTGTAGATTCTGGAGAGCCAGGAGTTGTACTTCGGACGTAACCCCAAACATCGGCAAATCACTAAGAATAGTTTCCGTTGTAGCCATAAAGGTGTTGATGGAGGTAGAGAAGCGTAAATCTTCAATAAAATAGGACGTAAAGTCAATCGCAGCGATAATACCCAAGATTTCTGCTGTTGATAACCCACCTTCTTCCAATTCTTCAATGTCCGATTGAAATCCATCCAGTGCGCTTTCAATATTGCTTTCATAACTATTAATCGCTTGATCTATCGTTGCCATTGGATGCTAAAATGTTTAATAAACGATTTTGTGTTGGTTCTGGTTTATCTGCTTCTACTTGCTGTTCTTCAAAACGA